ATTTAGAGCTATTTCTTGTTTTTTTCCAAAAATTCCTTCATTTTCAAGACGTGTCATCTCGTCAAGGTAGTCTTTATAAAATTCTGTATCTCTACTAGCTAATTTTTCAAGCATCTGCAATTGGTTCATATAACCTTCAAATGTAGATCCTAAAGTTGGAGATGCTGCGATAAATAATTTCATTTCCCTGTCAGAAATTGCACCTTTGGTTTGTGAAACAATAGCCATTGTAAAGCCCATAGATAATTGATTAAGGGCTTTTTGTGGTGCAATAGCGCCTTCAGCTTCCAATAAATCACCAAATCCTAACTCTGATATTAATTCTCTTGCGCGTAATGTGGCTGATGTGAAAGGACCAAAGTCACCATCTTGATCCTTGACTCGTAATGCTAATATATAGGCTGCATTAACTTGGTCAATTATGGGGATGGCAGCTTCATGTTTTGCTTTATAATCAGCAGACATAGAAGTTATTGAATCTATTGCTGTTTTTTCCGCATGACTGACTGGTTGTGGCATATTAATATTAGTCTGTGAATCTGAAATTTTTACACCATTTTGATCTCTAAGAATCGTATTTATTTCTTCTCTGTTAGCTAATGTGTTAGGGAGAGTTTTAGTTCTCCTAACTATATTTCCACTTCCATCATCTTCGTCATATTCAAAAGTGACGTATGATTGTTGTTTATTAGCGGCATCAATTTTTTTTAAAGCATACTGATTCAAAAAATCTTCAGCTCTTTGTTCATCTCGTAGCGCAAGTTGAGCTGCTTGCATACCAATTTGTTGATTGGCTTTGGCATTATCTGCCTCTTCTTTTTTCAATCTTTCTGAAATTCTGTTAAAACCAACACCTAAACCAGTAAAAGCTGATGCGCCACCAATATTAGGTGTAGATAACAACCCGGCTCCCAATTCTGAAGCCAAATCAAATATATCCATTCTTGGCGCTTGATAGGCAAATTGCCCTAAACGCTCTTCATATTTTTTAAAATTTGTATCAAAATCACCGCCAAGTGTATTTATCTTAGCTTCTCTCTGTGATTTCTCAATATCAGACTGTATTGCCATCAATTTTTTTATTTCTTCTATTTGATCTTGTGTAACACCACTTGCTGCACCACCATTTTCAAATGGATCAATTTGAGAAGGTATCTGCGACCTGCTGATAGCCATTACGTTGTCCTTGGTTGATTGAAGAAATTACCAAGTGCGCCTAATGCGCTTAATCCAGTTCCTAATCCAGTCTGTAATGCGCTAGGTTGTGGTGCAAATTGTGTGCTTGTTTGGAATGTACCAGCTGGAGCCATGCTTATAAATGGACGTAGCGCTTGATATTGAGCCAATGGTGCTTGTTGTGCTTGTAACAGATTAGCCCTGAGAGCATCTTGTTCTTGTTGTGTCAGAGCTTGTTGTATGCCACCAGCACCTAATAATTGGTTAATATCAAATGCGCCAGCTTGTTGTGTCAAGCCACCTAAGCCTGATATACCAGATGCTGCTGCCCTTAATGCAGCATTTTTTCTGGCAAACTCACTGGTACCTAATTGTCTGGCTCTATCAAGACCACCACTTCTTATTCCAGCGATGGCTTCCATAATACCACGATACCTGCCAGCTGCTCTTTCTCCAGCAAATTTACCAGCTCTTTCACCCCAAGCTGATTCGCCACCCCTTCTTATATCAGAAGCAGTCTGTCCAATATCCTGTTGTGCGCCATATTTTTCTATATCTTCAATTGATTGTTGTACAACTTTTTCTTCAAATGGATCCATGAATTTTTTTGTCATGGTGTCCTCGTCATATCCGCCAGTAGTTTGTCCTAATAAGGTTTCTGCTTGCGTTAAGAAAGGATCTTGTACACCAGTTTGCTGTCTTGCCAGTTCCATTGCATCTAATTGGTCTTGACTAAAGCCAGCAACAGTTTGGTCTACAACTCTTGGCGTACCATCTGGATTAAAAAATGTGCTTTCAGCTGCTTGCATCGCACCGGGTATAAATCCGCCCACACCACCTAAACCAAATAACATTTGTTTTGTTATTGGATCCATACCGCTTTGTATGCTTGAAATACCGCTGATGTAATTTGGATCAGTTACATTACCAGCACCAGTGTATGGTGCTAATGGAGTAGTTGGATCAGTACCAGCTGGTGTTGTTGCTGTAGCTGTTGGCGCTGTTGGTGCAGTTGGTGCAGTTGGTGCAGTTGGTGCAGTAGCAATTGGTAATATTGGCTTATCAGCGACACCTGTAGACATTGCTCTAGTTGGTACTGTTGCAATTGGTGCTGTTGGCGCTCCATATTCTCCAAACATATTCATTTGACCATCTGTGAAATTATTTGCTGTACCCATTGGTACACCAGCTGCTGTAGCTGCATCAGCTTTCATGTTCCAATATCCCGGACCACTTATATTTATGCCCGGAGACCCAATCTGTCCTATTGTTGGAGATACAGGTGGTGCCACAGGTGGTGCTACTAAAGGTTGTTGTGGAATCATGTATGGTTGAGTCATTGGAGCATAAGCGCCTGTTGCTATTTCTCTATCAGATAAACCTGTTGGCATGTATGGCTGACTCACAGCTCCTTGCCCACCAATAGGACCTACTTGAGTAGCCATAGCTGGTTGTCTAGCATATTGTGCTAAGTCTGGTACTCCTGTTTGCGCTACTGCTCCTGTTGTTGCTGGTTGTCGAAGCAGTGTCCTAGGATCTCTTTTTCTTAAACCTCGTATACCTGCCCTGCCACCAGCCTGATATCCAATGGGTTTTATTTGATAGTTCATATGGTTTCCTATGCTGGCACTGCTTGACCTGAGAATGCTTCCATCATTCTGTACATCAAATTAGTGCCTCTTTCTCTGTTTTCATCTAACGATGGGATTAAAGTCATTATACCGCCATCACCAGTTGCCATTTCATATTTACCAGCACCTCTCACAGCTTGTCCAGTCATAACAAACTCACCATCTGACAACATGGCTGGGATTTCATCGCTGATTTCAGTACCTTCACCATTGATACCACCATTCATCTTTTCAAATTCTGCCATGGAAACATCACCACCATTTGCATATGCCATAATACCGCCACCATATCTCGCATTGAGTGGTACTGGTATACCAGTAAGTGGTTGTCCACCGCTTAATGTTGGAAAAGTGCCAGCTGGCAATAAACCAAATTCAACAGGGTTAGGTGCTTGTTGACCCATTCTTCTGGCAATTTCAGCTTCTATATTGTAACGACCTGTCGCATCCATACTGGTTAATGGTGTCATTTGCACACCTTTATCTTTCTTGGCTTCTTCATAGGCTAGTTTGCCTAATGTTCCAGCCAGACCGCCAGCTAAGGCTAATCCACCTAAACCGCCACCACCAGTTCCTGTTCCTGTGTCTGTGCCTGTTCCTGTGCCATAATTAGTAATACCCATTCTATCTGTAATACCACCAGCTATATCGCCAAGCACTCCATAATTACCATAATCATCAGCACCACCACCACTAAATATACCACCAAAACCACCTTGACTTGTTGTCATTGATGGTGGCGCACCATCTAAATACTGACCAGTTTGTTTATCGAAATACATTTCTTTATCGCCTAGATCTCTTAACTCATATCTATCTGTATCTATTTGTCCTTGCGCTCTTGGCTGTCCTGATAGAGTTGCGCTACTCATTAAACTAGGAATACCTCTTATGGCATCCATAGGATTCATAACAGCCTGACCAATCCCAGACAATGTTTGACCACCTAAACTACCTAAACCTTTTAAAATACTGCCATCACCAGCTGCTTTCAAATTAGCTATATTTTCACTAAGTTTACCACCCACAGCAGTTGGTCCAAAGACTGTCGCTAATGCCAATGGACTTGCATCACCTCTGACCACATTTCTGACTGTATTAGCTTTTGATATTAAAGCTGCTGGTACTTGCCAAGGTCCGGGTACAAATTGAGCAACACTAGCGATTGGTGCCACTACTTTTTTAAGGAATTTACCTACTTTCTTAAAGAAACCCATTTCCTGTAACCCAGTATCTAAACTCATAATTCCTTTTGGTGAGCCAACCACTCTTGATTCTGGGTCAATATTGTAATCAATAAATTTTTGTTCCAAATATGATTCTAGCTGTGGCTCACCTTCTAATACATCTGGTGGTATAACTGTATCACCAACTTCTGCGTGTATTAAAGAAGTATCAACTCCGCTACCTAGACCAGCTATTTGTTGTGCTTGCTCATAATAAGGAGCTTGCGACATTTTAAGCATATTTTGGATTTGTAGTAAGGCTGACTCTCTTTCTTCTTCAGTAAATGGCGCACCATTTTCAACTTCAGCCTGTTGCAAGAGTTGCATTTCTTGGTCAGAAATAGCGCCTCTAGTTTGACTAGTTATATCCATGGCAAAATCTGTTGGAGAACTTATAGAAGGACTAGCCTGTCTAAACAATTCCATTTCTCTATTGGAGATGGCTCCTCTGGTTGGATTCACTATACTCTGAGTAAAGTCTGTACTTAGTTTATTTAATAAATCTTGATCAGAAGTTCCACTAGAAGGACTAGCCTGTCTAAACAATTCCATTTCCCTGTCAGAAATTGCACCTTTGGTTTGACCAACCATTGACATTACATTTTCAAGGTTACTTCTACTGCCTGTTCTTATGGCTTCTTCAAATAGTTGCATTTCTCTATTGGAAAGAACACCTTTAGTATTATTAAGTATATTAAAAACTTGGCTAACATTTTCAACATTACCTGTTGCCACAGCATCTCTAAACAATTCCATTTCTCTATTGGATATGGCACCTTTTAAATTTAAACCTAAATCTCTCATAGCTTGAACATCAGCAGATGTGTCTTTATATGGTCCAAACATATCCATTTCTCTATTGGATATGGCACCTTTGGTTCGTCCAACCATATCGCCTGTAAAACTAGCTATTCTTCTTTGTAATTCTTCGCTTATTGGCATATTAAGTCGTTATTGTAACGCTCCCTATTGCTGAAGTTATACCCACACCTGAAGGATAAGTTTGATGTTCATATAAATTCCTGAATATATTACCATCAAATGCTTGGTGAATCTCATTGGTAGTATTAAATATTATCGCTCCAGTTGCAAATTGTAGTTGATCTACTTCAGTAGAATTGAAACTTGGCGTTTTATCAGGATCAATGGCGCTCAGGTTAATTTCTAATATTCTGACTAAACGATTAAATAATTCTGGCGTTAATTCAAGTCCTTGCGCCAATGGCAATCTGGTTTGTAGCAGTTTACTCATGCACCTCGCCTACCAGATGGCTGAATATCCATCCTTGTTGCGCCTAATCGCCATTTATAATCTTTCCTGTCACCGACTGAATTATCATCATCAGACTCAAATCTTAATACAAATTGCCTACCCCTTGCGCGAACATAGCTCTGTGTAGTGCTAGAAGTTACTTGATTTGTACTGTTAGTGCTTAAACTCTCGCCATTAAAATCGCGTTTTTTCAAAACCACGTTGACAGCTCCATTTGGGCTTGTGTTAACAGCATTGATAAATTTGATATCAGGAATAATGCGTTTGATAAAAGCTAAGGTTTCACCTTCACCAAAATCAAAATCAGCTGATTGAACATAAACATTATCCATTGGCTCTGAATCTGCGTTAAATCCAGATTCATGGTCATATAAGTAATAGGTACTACTATCAACGCCAGTTGCTTGTGGTGTGTTTTGTACACCAGAGTCAATCCAAGCGTAACGAATCAAAGAACCGATAGACCAAAGGTTTTCTTCGTAATTATAGATTGCATATCTGGATATTTCTTTGGTTCCATCTTCTATTGATGGATAAAAAAACCATACCTCGCCAAATTCACTATTCAAAGCCAGATGACATTTATAGGCTTGACCTATATCAAGATCTTGGAAAACATATTCTTGTACTGTTGATTCCAGTTTTTTAATGGCACCATTATAAAAATAAAATCCTGTTTTGGACATAAAAAATACGCCACTAGGAGAATTAACAGCTGCTTTAGGACCAATCAGCCCAGCACCTTCGTTGATTAGATTAACAGCAAAAGTCAATGGTGGTCCTATAAAATTCATGGTATAGATGGCATTATCTGTCCAAATCAATATTTCCTGTCTGGCTTTCAAGCCACCAACTATTTGTGAACCACTTGATAAACGCAAAGAACCAGCAGTGTTAGTGGCTTTTGCTTCCCATTCAACCGCAGATTCTTGGTCACTAAAGGCAATTAACATTGGATCTACAGTGCCAGTTCTTGATCCTGATGAAAGAGGATCAGAACCTAATACTATTAGATGCCTGTCAGTTTCTGATGTAATTATTTGTAAACCTACTGTTGGAGCTAAATTTGCACCAGATAATGCGCTTAATGCTACTGCCCTAGTAGATAATCCATCATCTTCAGTCCAATAATAAATACCACCACCACGAACATTGAGAGCCAAATCTTCACCAAAATTATCATGTGTCCATATTCTAAGCTGATTTGATGCAGATAAACTGGTTGATGAACCCCAAGTAGAAGCACCCCAAGTTCCTACACCCCAACCTGTGCCTTCAACGTAATCATCCAGTCCAACATTGACTTGATATGCGCCATCTACACCAGCACCACCATTACCTGAATCACTGGAATTAGCAGTAACTGTATCTCCATCTGTATCTTTGGCTGTAAAAGTATAGGTATTTGCGCTAGGAATGGAAGCTATTTGGTATTCTTGATTCAAGACATCAGCTGTAATTAAGCCACCTAAAGTAGCTGCGCCACTTATTGTTACAAAATCATTGGTGACTGCGCCATGGGATGAATCAGTTGCTGTTATTGTTGATGAGCCATCAGTGGCGGAAAAGGTTATACCATTGGTAGTGGTTGCCCTAACAGGCGTTACATCGTTAAATGAGCCGCCAGACTCAATGTAATATTTAAGTGTAGTTCCAATACCAAGATAACGTGTTCCAGCCAGAGAAATCCACTGATGCAAGGCTCTGGCTCTGCCTAATATGCTACTGGAAGTTGATTTTATCCAACCGCCAATTTTTTCAACACGATTTTTGCGAAAACGAATAAGATTAGCGTCAACCCAACCGCCTTCATTAGAATAGTCGGTTTCTTCTTTGTTAACTCCAGCTTT